CGGTCAAATCTGGGATGCTGATGATGAAGATGATTTAGTTGAAGAAATCACTTGTGCCACTGGTTGGTGCATCAAATCCCTTAATTATCGTCACATTCTTTCCTAAACAACATGACTCAAACTCTACACACTGTAGAACTCACATACCTGGAAATCGCCACCATTCTTTATTACATTGATGGTGGAACGCAAGGTGTTGATGAGAGTGAAATTGAACCTGAAGTTTATTCTATCTACCAGAAACTGGTGAATCTCAAATGACTCACATTATTCAAAAAATCTCACTTGTTGAGTTTTGTTTTTCCGTCCAATCATTTCTTGATGAATGGGAGTATTTCAGTCCTGATGAAGAACCAACGCAGCAAGATTATGATGATTGGGTGAAAACTTTAACTTATGATACTCTGAAAGACCCAGATTATTCTCCTACTGTTAAACTGATTGAGGACAACTAATGGCACACACTCTACAACAACTCAAAGAATCTGTTGAGCGTTTGATTGAGCAACAGGGTAATGATGCCCCAGTTGCTTATTATATCTTCACCAATGAGGATGTGTTTGTAATGGATGAGGAAGGTAATCCCGACCCTGTGCAACGTGAGATTGCCGAAACTGTGCTCAATAATGTAGAAGATTATGACCACATTTACACTGAAATTTTTGACGTTATTGAAGCAGAACTTAAGGCGATTCAGTGATACTATGTGCCAGTTGCCTAAGTGGCACAGCACCCCTAGACTTCCTGCCTCAATCCTGTTATTCTACATTCATACCAAACGAATCAAATGAAACTCAACAAAGCACAATTTGAACAGTTCGTTTGTAATTATGTTCAGCATATTGTAGATGGACTTGATACAGAATCTCTTGAATGTATGGTCTCTGATTTACTTTTTAAGGAGTATCAGACTTATACTGAAGATGAGATTGTTGGTGAGATCGAAAAACTTTATGGTGAGGAGTTTGCCACAGAATTGTTAGAATCAGTATCTGATGTGCCAGTGGCATAAGTGGCACAAGGGGGGGTTCCGCTGCCCCCTCCGACCCCTTATAATTGATTCATACACACAGACACCTGATGACTAAAAAGTACGTTCTAAACAAAACTTACCGATGGATGGTTGTTTCTAATGATGGTCTTCTCAAAACACCTGTAGACAATTGGGAAGAAAAAATCTTTCGATATGGTTATTCTACTGAAGAAGAGGCAGTGGCAGATTATCAGTATCGCATTGACAATGACCTACAGTACCCTTATAAAATGGTTCTTATTTCTGAGTATTCAGTAGATAATGTGACAGTCTGACAAGTGGCACAAAGGGGGTTCCGCTGCCCCCTCCGACCCCTTATAATTGATTCATACCACGCAACCCCACCAATGCGCAAGATTGAAACCCTGATGAACGCTGCCATCACCAACGGTCGCAACTTCAGCAGCGGTAATACTACCGTCACTCACGAAGATGGCGTGGCAATTGTTACTCTTCACGGCAACAAGATTGCCGAGGTTGGTGATGGTTTCGTCACTCTGTTTGATGGTGGTTGGCAGTCTAATACCACCAAATCCCGCCTGAATGCTATTCTTCAGGAGCACGGGATTAGGGGTGAGGGTGTATTCCAAAAGAACTTTAAGTGGTTCGTTCACAAGTTCGTCGGGCAGGCAGGAACTTCCCCCGTGTTTAATGAGTGTGACTTTATCAGTGGGATGGTTCTGGCATAGAGTGCCACTCGGGGAACTGGCACACGGTTCCCCCCAGACCCCCTCCAGACCCCTTACAATAACAGTATGAAAAACACCCACCTCGAACACCCCGAAGATTCTATCCTGACCGGGGACCTGACCGTATTAGATTGGTTCGTGAATCCTGGCACCTTGAGTGTTAAGATTGATGGTGCTCCCGCTATTGTTTGGGGCACGAATCCTGAGAATGGTAAGTTCTTTGTTGGCACCAAAAGTGTATTCAACAAAGTCAAAATCAAAATCTGTTATACTCAGGAAGATGTGTTTGCTCTGTATGGTGAGCAACCGGCACTGATTGAGATTCTATCTGCCTGCCTGAAGTATCTGCCCCGTACTGAGACAATCTATCAGGGAGACTTCATCGGGTTCGGTGGTTCTAATGAGTACACTCCGAACACCATCACTTATAAGTTTTCTGAGATTGTGCGGCAGACTATTATCATCGCCCCACACACTTGCTATTATGTCGAGAGCGACATTCGTGACGCTGTGGCAATGCCTGACCGTGCCATCTGGAATGATACCGACAGCGTAAAGTTTGTCAAACCAGATACCTATATCCTGCACAATCAGGAGTCCTTCGCTGATGTTGAGGAAGTGGTAAAGTTTACCCGTGCTATGGCACTTGCTGTAAAGTTTGTTTCTGACAAGCAAGCAGCAAAGATTAAGAAACAACTGAATGCCTGTATTCGTGCCGGTGATGCTATCATTGCCCAAACGTTTGAGGACTTTGATTGTGACCCTAACCTGATTGGACTGTGGGCACTGGTGAAATCTATCAAGGATGATTGTTTGTTCCTGTGCCGCAATTCTGGTCCCGCAGCATACATCAACGGCAATCGTATTGATGCTGAAGGTTATGTGATGACCAATGAGTTTGGTATGTTCAAACTGGTCAATCGTGAGGTCTTCAGCTATGCTAACTTCAATCAGGGGAGGTTTCAGTGTGCCGCCTGAGGCACTGGCACACCGGGGGTCGCCTGAGACCCCTCTGACCCCTATAATTGATTCATACCACGCAACCCAACCGATGCGAATCGAAGTCCGCTACCAGACCCCCTACAACCAGACCGAGTGGCGCTCCCAGTGGTTCCTCACCCTGCCCGAAGCGGAGCGGATGGTAGACTTCTACCGCTCCTGCGGTTCACCCTCCCACATTGCCCCCAGCAGTCTGGCACAGTTTGCCCACCTGGCATAGTGGCACATCGGGTGCCTCTGGCACCCTCTCCACCCCCTATAATTGATTCATACCACGCAACCCAAGCAAATGCCCCGCAACGCCATCACCGCTCAAGACCGTGCCGCCCAAGCACGGGGCATCGCTGCCGCTGCCATCGCTGAGGCAGACCGTAAGGCAGGCACCGCTGATGAGCGCAACCTTAACACCCTGCTCGACATTCTCACGCTGCCCCGCTGCGGTTGCAATGGTCACCCTTCCTGCCCCCAGTGCGGTTGGATGTGACAGTCCGACAGGTGGCACATCGGGTGCCCCTGGCACCCTCTCCACCCCCTATAATTGATTCATACCACGCAACCCGGAACGCCTCAAATGCAAATCACTAAAGTCTACGCTGTCATCGGTGGGTTTGATTATGAAGGCGAAGACTTCAAATCGCTGCGCTTGTTTGACTGTTTCTCCACTGCCAATGCTTACCTTGTGTATCTTGAGGAGCAGGAGGGTTATGATTACTCCAAGATGGATGTTCGGGAGGTGAATATGGAATCTGCCCTGATGTGTGCCGCCTGAGGCACTGGCACATCGGGTGCCTCTGGCACCCTCTCCACCCCCTATAATTGATTCATACCAACCAACCCAAGCAAATGGCAACCGCAACCTACCAGACCTGCCTCACCGACCAAACCTACAACGGGTGGACCAATTATGAAACCTGGAACGTAGTCCTCTGGATTCAGAATGACGAATCCGCCCAAGAATACATTCAACAAAATGATGTCTGCTGCTACGAAGAACTGCTGGAATTGTTCTATGATTGCGGTTCTAAAGAGACCCCTGACGGTGTGAAATGGACTGACCCTAAAGTCAACCGCGCTGAAATCAACGGCGACGTTTTCGACTTCTAAATCTCAAGTCCTGGGAGAATGACTCTAAACTTCTCCCGCACTTTCATTAACATTTTTCATTCTACATTATGTCCCGCGATGTCCTCCTTGCCCTCCTTGCTAAAGGTTCCAATGGTGAGCAAATTCTCCAAATTCTTGATTCAATTGCTGATGGGGTTTCTGATAGTGTCGATTCTGATTCCGCTGCTAATCCTACTCTAAGTGAGATTCAGTTCTGATACCTAACCAATTGCCAGACTGGCACAGGGTCACCGGGACCGGGACCCCCGACCCCGTAGACTAAAGCATACCAAACGAACCGACCCGATGACCGCCTTCAACCCCTACGTCGCAACCCTGATTGAAATGGGATACGATGAGCAGGACTGCCGCAACGTTGCCGCCGCTGGTTTGGATGCCACCTACCCCCGGACCATCCACGGGCGGACCTTCCAAACCAAAGCAGAATACGATGAGGCACTGGCAGACTTCCTCAACGGAATCTGAGGGGTCTGCCCCTGACCTGCTACAATACTATCAACCGCAACCCACCCGATGGCATCACCAGTCAAGATTCGTGACGCTCAACGCCAACTCTCCAAGGCAGGCGCCACCATCACCCCCGGTAGCAAGCATATGAAGGTCACCCATCCCGCCATCTCCCAGACCTTCACATTGCCTCATAGGGGCAGCATGGGGAGTCCGACCCTCTCCATCGGAATGACCCATAAGTTCCACAAGTTTTACGCTCTGCTGCTGGCGGCGCGGGATGCCGCCTGATTCTGTGCTACAATTAAATCGAACCAAACGACCTAACCAATGAACCTCTCCACTCTCGCCGCTGCCTCTGCCACCGACCTGCTGATCGCTGAGGTGCAAGGTTTGGTCAAGGTTACCCGCCTCCCCCGTCGTGGTCCACGTAAGGGTGAGGCACTGGCAAACCGTATCGGTGGCGCCGCTACCCGCTGGCAACCCGCTGCCCGCGCTCAACGTGCCGGGCGCCACAACCGCAGCGGAAATCTCCCCCGCTGATTCTGTGCTATGATTCTCTCAGTTCCAAAGCAACCAACCTAATGGCACTCTTCTCCCCAGCATCCGACCTCCAGACCCGCCAGACCGTATGGGTCACCCGTAACGTTGCCAAGGGTCGCCCCCAACTCAACTCCCACCGTGATGATGTGCTGGGTCGCTCCATGGAGTCGGATGGTCTGCCCGCTGCCGAAGTTGCCAACCTCTCCACCCCGTTCGTGGGTTGGCAGGGTCCGGGGCATCAGCACTGGTGCAACCCAGAAGCAAAGCGCCTGACCTGGGTGGGGTGAGATTCGTGGGGGTGGGGTTCGTGCCCTGCCCCCGGTTCGTGGTATGATTCTCTCAGTTCACAAGCAACCCACCCGATGAGCAACCCCCTGAACACCGTGATTATCTGGCAGGACGTACCGAGCACCGCCTGCTCTGAACTGCGCCTGCGTTTCCGGAAGCGCAATATCACCGTCTTCTGGCGGTCGGGTCACCTCAGCACTCATACCGTCCGCCGCCGTGATATGCTCCGCCTGCTCAACCCGCAGCAGAGCGTTGGGCAGTGGATCAACCGCTACGCCCTGGGGTGACCCTCTGGGCGTTCGTGCCGGAGCAGTCTGGGCGTTCGTGTTTGGGCAGTGCCCCCGACCCGGCGCCGGGTGGGCGGCGCCCCGTATGAAAACGTCTAACTACCCTAACCTACAAAGTGTTACGGAAGCGAGAGATGTATAAACACCAAACATAAAAAAATTTTTCACTATATAAAAAATAAAATAAAGTTTTATAAACACGAAGATGAAAAAAAATTCCGAGGAAATTTTCGAGTCCATACAGGTTGATCCAATTACCGGGCAATATTTTTTAATAATCCCCGAACAAATTATGAACGAACTTTCTTGGTATGAAGATACCGAAGTCAAATTTTTATTGGATGGTAAAGATGTGATTCTTTCCGAAAACGATTGATTGACAACTGATATATAATGTTGTATGATACTGAAGTAACTACTTACTATTATGGCTAAAGGATTTACCGTAAAAGCAAATGCCCCAGTGGCATCAAATAAAGAACAAGAATGGGACTACGAACTTGCAAAGGAAATGGTACGAGGCAAATCAATTGTCTTCTGCCTTCCTGGAAGAGGAGTCTCCTATACATATCTCAAAAGTTTTGTTCAACTTTGTTTCGACCTAGTTCAGTCTGGAGCAAGTATTCAAATCTCGCAGGACTATTCATCAATGGTAAACTTTGCACGATGCAAATGTTTAGGTGCGAATGTACTGCGTGGACCGAATCAACTTCCCTGGGATGGAAAACTCAATTATGATTGGCAACTTTGGATTGACTCCGATATTGTCTTCAATAGTGAAAAGTTTTGGCAATTAGTCCTTATGGACAAAGATATTGCATCCGGATGGTATGCAACCGAAGATGGTCATACAACCTCAGTGGCACACTGGATGGAAGAAGATGATTTCCGCAATAATGGCGGAGTCATGAATCATGAGACCGTCGATAGCATCTCTAAGCGTCGTAAACCATTTACAGTTGATTATGCAGGATTTGGTTGGTTACTGATTAAGAACGGAGTCTTCGAGCACTCAGAGATGACATATCCATGGTTTGCACCAAAGATGCAAGTATTTGAGTCTGGTGAGGTTCAGGATATGTGTGGAGAAGATGTATCATTCTGTTTGGATGCAAAGGAAGCAGGATTTGAGATTTGGTGCGACCCTCGTATTAGAGTCGGTCACGAAAAGACAAGAGTGATTTGATGTCTAACGAATCTTACAATATAATCTGTAAGGGTCGTAAAATTTATTCCAATCTTACAGA